GCGCCGTGAGAATTAGAATCGTGAACAGGTGTCTTACGAAACACACCGCGACTGGAATCAAACTCCTTGTGGTATCCCTTCAACGCCTCAAGACCACGAGCGCAATCGTTCCGTGCAAACCAGCAGCGCGGCAGGATCGCACGAACCGCATCGATGCCGTCAATGATCGGCAACTTCTTTACTGGTGTGAACTTCAGACCCATGCTCCGTGCTAACTCCATCCGACTCTTACCTGTGCCCAATTCACGAACCTTAATGTCATGGGGCGCATAGTGCTTACCGTAAATAACATCCTTCTGTACAGCAAACCTGTTCAGCTCCCGAGCATAGTGAGGCAAGCCCTCACCACTGTTCTCGTAATAATGAACCACACGGATCTCATTCTTAAACAACTGTACAAACCAAATAGTCGTAGCGTCGTCCATACCCAAGTCCCACGCCGTGTGCACTGGCAACGACGGGTCTGGACTCAATGTATCAAGGATCTGCTTCTCCTTGTACAACTTACTAATATAACTTCCGTAGTAACTCCCCTCCACGGGAGTCTTAAACGAGCACATGTATTCCGACTGGAAACGTGCCTCGTTATTCAACTCATCACGAGCCTTCCGTATCTCTTCCGCTGGGATCGCTTTCGTATCCTTGACCGACAGGTGACTACTATACCAAGCACCGTCGGACTGAGCCTTCAGCAGCATCTTGTAGAAATGATTTTCACCACGAGGTGTACCATTGAACAATGCCCAGCCACCATTCTCCGCTAGAATTGGGTTGATCAACTGCCATGCAGCAGGGTCAGAGATACTATACTCAGAGAACACAACTCCAACTGGGTTCGCGCCAACCATCTTGTCAGGGTCATCAGATCCCATCAACTGAATCACCGAACCATTGCTCAGGTGAATCCGCATCTCCTGCTCACTCTTCCGCTCAACAATCTCCTTCGGAAAATAATCAATGAACTTCTTGCCCTCGCCCGTCATGCCGTTCCATACAATACGACGCGCCTGATTACCATACGGCAAAACATACCAATACGTACCCACGCGCTGGAGTGCCTTGATCGCCACAATGTTCACACAGGTCAAATCCTTACCCGCACGACGATGCCACGCAACTACCGCACGTAGCCCACGCTTCTTCTGTGTCATATACTTCAGCAGCGGCAGCTGATAATGTCTCGGCTGCCACCCCTGTGCAGGAACCTGTACGTCCATATTAAAACTCGTCGCCCTCTACCTCTTCCTCGTCCCACTCCACATCATAGTCCACTTCGTAGCTTATAATATCGGAACGAGCTTCCTGTAGCAGCATCTTACCAATCTTGTCGTTGTTGAACCTGTAATCGAGACAGCCAGTTTCATCATCAAGCACCACAACCACATAGTTCGTGAAATGCTCCGATACAACCGCCTTTATCTCATCAAGTGTCATGTTTCTCTTCTTCGCTTAAAAATTCGTCGTAATCATTCTCTTCATCCACTATCTCCGCCTCAACCGTTTTGGCAAGCTCAGATTTAGAAACCTTGGAATAATCAACCGTCATGATCTTCATCTCACCCGTCATCGTCCCCTGTACATCCACACTCTTCAACTTCGGTTGAGTAAAGCTGGCAAGCTCCTTCCAAATGGCAATCTTGTCCTTCTTCGCTACGTCGGGATCATCGGTAAATTGCATCAGCTCTTCAATAGGGTTTATACCCCGCTCGGCAAACATAGCCAATAACGCCTTACGCTGCTCGGCAGGCGTAGGTGCTTTGCTCATTGTTTCCAAAAACTGCTGCTTGATACTGAGGTCCTTCTCGACCTTTGCCAGTTCGCGCTGTGCTTCCTTCATGTCCTTTTCTGCTTTCATGCGTCTGCGGTGACAACGGCTTCGCTTCGCTGCCTGTTGCTTGGTTACCTGTTTCGGTTTTCCCGCCTCGTAGGTTCGACGGTCCACTTTTTTCTTAGCTGTCTTACGTGGCACTGTCAAAATTAATGAACAATTGGTCAGGATTTGTCAAGCAGACAGACACTTATGACACCTAGTAGACACCCAAAAAAGGGGTAGTGTCTACTATTAACATATAAGATAATCAAGGACTTATGAATGGACAGACACTTATGACACCTACGAAGGGGTATAACAAAAAGTTTTTCATTAGGGGTCTAAAAAAGTGTCTTTCGCGTCTGTCGTTACGTAAGTTGTTGATAATCCTTATAGTTAACAACAGACACCTCTTTTCAAAAAGTGTCTGTCAGGTGTCTATGGCGTCTGTCAATTGTAAAAAAGAACCCATAGTACTATACCTTTGTACACCTAAACGCCCAAAACTTGAAAAATTTATACGCAGGTAGGGACCCCTTGTGTCTTTCGAACCCAGTTTCCCCCAGTGCCCCCCCTCAAAGTACAAATCGATCCCTGATCCCTAGATTTTCGGCTCCGCATGGACCTCTGGACCCTGTCGCAAGGCTCGTTAGACCTAGTCTCTATGCTCCTCCTGAAACCACGGCTCTCGCCCCTCGTAACACGCAGCGCAGAAACCGTTGACCCACAACACGTTGTGTACCCACGGACCCTCGCCGATTCGTAACACGCTCCAAAGGACAGCCAACCCTGTGCCGCTGTCACCGTAAGTCGCTGATGCTCTGCAGCTTATGCTCGGTGCTGCTCATACGTGCTGTTGCAGTATCGGGAGGGAGGGGGCGGTGGTATTCTAATTGTAATATATCGGTCAATGGATTGCTGTCTTGCTTACGCTGCTGACCCAGTTTCCTGTTGCAGGCTATGCTACTCGAGTGACTCCACGAGACGGAAACTGTGAGCAGCTGTGGCAATGCCCGACCATTGACTCGCTATGTGGTGTGTGGCTGTAACCGCCCTTGGTTGCACAATCTAATCTCCAACAAAGGAAACATATGAAACATACAGAACAAGATCAACCCATCCATGTAGATGCTGACCGTGACTACGATGCATACGACAACTTCTCATTCGACTGGAAGGAGGAAGCGTAACATGAAGCAGTACATGCAGCAACTTCTTGTCCTCGCCGTAGTGGCGGCGGGGGCAGCCCTGCTAATGACATGGGCACTTGATCGCGAGATCGCGCAGAACGAACGTGATCTCTCTCTCTTCTCTTCTCTTACCAAAGAGATAAATGACCGAGTTAATTCTGACTCATCTAACTACTAAATACTACACGATATGATCAAACTAAACGAACCCAACGTAACAAGCATCGTAAAGGTGCTTATCATCGAAGCTGTCAAGGATTTGCCTAACAGCTCTGCACCTGAAAAGCCTCTGGGTCTGACCAAGTTCATGACTCAGGACAAACAGGAGTTCGCTTACTTCTCCAACACCAACACGGTGTTCGGTAAAGAAGGCGACATCGTCGAGGTAATCGTTCGCACACAGGAGAACGTCAATCCTAAAACTGGCAATCACTACTACACGATTGTCCCTGCTCCTGCTGACTTCTTCACTAACTAACTAACGCTCCTGAACATGAGTATAAACTGTTCCCTATACATTATGAACATATCAAACATTCCTGAACTTGTCCGTACAGCAACATCTGCTGAGCGTTATTCCGAAGAGTACAAAGCCGCGTGGCGCAATCTATTCGTCACCGCAGAGGCTGTCGCCAAGACGATCCCAAACCGTGACATCGATGCATCCACTCTGGTCGATGACTGGGTCGCGGAACACGAGGTTCCCACGAACCATTGTAACCCCGACGACGACGCACAGTGCGGCGACATGTCGTGTATGCAAGCGTTAGCGTTGCAGCAACGTGAGTATCTCAACGATATCAAGACCCACTACTACACAGCTCTTCGTCAATGGGCTAATCCGAACCTCAGCGACAAGCTGCGCAAGAAGTGCCGCGATCGTGTCAATCGTCTTCGTAACCTGTGGGAGCAGGAGAACAACACGAACATCCGTCAGGTTGAACACGATGCGTACGAAGCTCTCGGCTCCTCTGCCAACTTCGACACTGTAGAGCTTCCGACAGAGACGGAGCGCACGGTACGTCGTCGCGAGTATTCCATCTCGTTCTCACAGGAGCCAGAGTGCGACCCAGATGACTCACGGTACGTTCGGGACACCGAGCGTCGCAATCGTGGTCGTCCCCGTGGCGCAGTTGGCGTTCTTGCAGGAATCTACGAGAACACCGATCCCGAGCCATCGTATCGTTCGCCAGAGCGTAAGCGTTTGCTCATCAAGACGTATCTCAATTCCGACAACGCTCAGGACATCGAGCTTGCGTACTCAATGACTCCGATGCGTCGCAAAGATCACGAGACCGACGAAGAGTGGTCTGTACGTCTTGCAAAGAGACGTCGTAATCGTGACGCGCTCATCTCCAAACTTTATTCATAATGTACAGGCGTCATCCAGTCAGGCTTTCACGAGTCTGGCTGGATGGCTTTTTTTACCGCCGAGGGTTTTACCCTAGGCACAAAGACTAAAGAGATAAATTATTTGTTATGGAAGTTATGTTTCTCAGTTTCGTATGCGCAATATCCTACCTGATTATACTGTGTAAGATGTTTTCGCTTAAATTCGTGGTAAAGACTCAAGTCATTTGGGACATAGTCTTTACCTTTGGAATGCCAATCCTATTCACTGGCACATTCAGTGGTATGGCAACGGCATTCATTGCAGGTATCATGTTCTCCTGCATGACGTATTTTCTATCTGTGTTGCACAACGACAGTGCCCTCGTCAGGTTATTCTCAATTCCATATGGCAAAGAGACTAACACAGATAGCAGCTACCATACTCATCCCCCTCGCTCTGGACGTAGCTAAATGCGTTCTAAACAGAGCTGCGTACAGAGTTATGAGAGGTCGTTCAGGAAGGCGATGGAGGTAGTTACATACCAACAAAGTAGCCACCCTGCTTCACAGCGGGGTGGCTACAATATGAACACAATATACACATCAAACAACTAAGCACGTATATTGGAACCAGATCGTAAATTTGTCAAGTACAAAGAGATAACATTTTTGAGCATTCTGCTCATTAAACCGATAACACAAAACATATCATACAATGTCTGATACAACTACAATCCGTTACGGCATGTCTAACACAGTCAGCCGTTCGTTCGATATTGATGCTACC